TCTTTAATGAAAATATCCATCATGTTTGATATTCTGCTTGGTGTAACATTGTGCTTCATTCCAAGTACATCAATTGCGCTTTTGTTTTGAAACAAATCCTCACGCAACTCATCAGCTGTTTTCATGGGCAATAATGATGACTTCCTAACAAGTTGTGTTCTATCAATGAATTGACCCCAAGTATTATTGAACAAAATCATTTTTTCGGTTATAGTTATAACACCTGCTTTGTGTAATTCTTGAAAGTTTTTTTTCCATTTTGAGTAATTGTTAATATCCTCCTCAAACATTTCAAAAGCCATTGCGTTTTCATCAGTTGCATCTTTCCCACTAAAATGGTGCATCAAACAATTCAAGTAAAGTAAACGTGACATTGATGAAACATTTATCTTAGCAAACTCAGTAAATATTTTGTTGATAACCTCAAATGTTAATAAACGATACATTTTAACCTTTATTTAAAAAATCATTATAAAGGTGCATATTACTTGAAAAATGATAATACCAACCAACGTTAATATCTAAGTCTTTTGCAACCATTTCTTGTAACTTTGAAAAACAATACTGGTCATTACAAAATCCAAACCATAAATCATTACTACGCATATTTACAGTCATACAAAGTTTTTTATCTATTATTTGAAAATGAATTGATAACGTGCAAGGAGTATCATATTGATAAGTGCCTATTTCTTTACCATCGTAAATTGAAATAACAGCTTGTCTTGTATTACTGTTAACATAAAGTTTATCAATAATCCTATCTAATTGACTACCTCTAACCCATTGCCATCCATAGTTTGACCTGATGTTGCCTTCTTCATCCATGTGCTTTTTCCATATAGCAGCTTTTTTGGATATTTCTTCACCATTAGGATTAGCACTTAAATACCATTGCCATTCAAACTCAGCGTACTTTAAATTCCAATTTCTAAAATCAGTTTCAATATGGTTATCTAAAGGTTTTTCAATATAAAACCCATGGTTAAATAAGGCTTTAGTGTTATCAAAATCTTGGCCTAATACTTTTATTTTTACAAATGTATTTTCAAAAGCTTCTTGAGCATTTTTATAAGACAAAATCATATATCTAACATTCCTTGAAGGTTAACAATTGTTGGCTTAGATTTTTTGTAATTTATTACTCCTGGTCTTTTTTCAGAAATTACAATACCATCTAAAATATCTCCTACTTTACAACCCAATCTTGGATTAGGCCCTTCATGCCAACGATATTCAACGTTGTTTGAATCATATAAGTAATATGTTGTTATTTCAACATCTGAATGAGGCCCAAAATAAGGGTCTGTAATTCTTTTGCATTTAACTATCATGGCTATTTTTCTTTTACAAATGTTCCGTTAATCATTTCACCTTTTCTTTTTGCAATTACCTCATAAGCTGAGTTTATACAATCTTCAATTTTAACATTACCAAGTGCAGCTAAATTTGTTAATACAACAACACAGTCACCTATAGCATCAATAAATTCATCTTGGTCTTTTTTAAGAATTGAGCAGCCTAATTCACCACATTCTTCCATTAGTTTTAAAAACTGAGTTTTTGTATCTCCTTTTTCATAGATACCTCTTTCTTGAGCCCATTCTCTAATTAGTTCAAATTCGTTTGTTAAGTTCATTGTTTTTGTGTTTTGAGTAAATAAATCGATAACTGTATCATTGACTAATGATACTTTAAATTCAATTGGATTGCCTATTTTAGGCATTTTCATTTTTTTTGGAAAATTAGCATCTCCATAATAAGTTTTACCATTTCTTGATAAATGATAACTTAGTATTACTCCATGGTCAACATAGGCCAAATAAATAACACTCGGCTTTTCTGAAGTAATTTTTTTGATTTCTGAAGCAAGAATAGTGCATTTTTGGTCACGCTCACTTGCTAAGGTGTGTTTAATTTTCATGTTTGTTTATTTAATGTTTGTTGTACAAATGTACAATCACTTCGTTAACAACTATAATTTTTATTTACAAAGTTATTAACAGTTAATTGTTATTATCTCCAATCTCTATAAGAATTGATTTTAGATTTATCAAAATTTTCAGGAGCAGTTATATTTCCTGCAACATTCCAAAACCAAATATCTTTTCCTGTGTTTTTTGGTACATATTTCCATCCTTTACCATCATAGCTTGGTACAGTATTAAATTCAGGTAAATTAGATTGTTTTTCATCTTTTAAAAACGGTAATGGCTCAGAAATTATTTTAGTTCTACCTAATTCGCCATGTTTCATGTTCCTTGCAACACAAATACCATTCATATCAGTTTTTTCAAAACCTATTTGAAGTCCTCTTGTTAATACTCCTGTTGAAACTACTGACCATAATTCTTCAGGTTCATTGTAATTTTTCAATAAATTCTCGCAAGTTCTAACAAAACCAGCTATAGTGTATGGATGATTCAAACCAAAAGGAAGAAATTCATAACCATTTTCTTTAGCATATTTCATAGCCAACTTATTTAGATTAGGCATCGCAGCTATTCTTTCAAAAATAACGTCTTTAGGTCCCATATCAATAATATAAGATTGATGATTTGATATTTCTTTGCATGCTGGCATAAAGAAAATAACCTCTTTATTGTATAGTTTAGCTAATTCCATTATAGCTATACCAGCATGGCCTACGCGTGGAACAACATAAACTAAAGTATTTTTCTTTGTTTGAAAAACTAAAAATTCTCCTGCTCTTGATTTTGTTCCTCCTTTTAAAACTAAATCTTCTCTTACTACTTTCACGCCTTCATGTTCTGTAATAACAATGTCAGGAAGCAATGATTTAAAGTCTTTGGTTAATTCAAGATAAGAATTTCTATCAGGATAAATGCAGTTAATCTCTTTATTTATACCATCTATTATATGTTTGTTATGTGCCATTTTATTTTAAATTGTTTGAAAATTCATAATATTTTTCAATTCCCATTGTTTGTTTTAAAATTGAATTGTTAAGCATTTTTACACCTTTATTTTTTGCTATATGATGGCTTGACTGATATTCTTGAAAATATCTAACAACATCACAATTTCTTGAGTCTTCACAGTCTATAGGTGTTAAATTATATCTTTTAGATTGGAATTGTAAAACGTCATTAATGTATTCAAATTCAGATACTTTTTTGTTTATTTTAGGAAATATTGCCTTAATACATTTAGTAGCATTTGTTCCTGCATAAACTAAGCCAAATCTATTTACATACTTTGGAAAATACTCAGCAACATCAGCTGCAAAAGCAGTCAATACAAAATTCTGTTTTTTAAATCCTCTTTCATTTAACCATAAGTTACCTAAGTCAGTTATTTGATAAATATCTTTTTTATCAAAAATCATGCTTTTATACAGATATAAAACAAATTCTTCTGAATACTCTAAGATAAAGTTTTTAAGATGATTGGATTCCATGTCTTTAAATGAAAACTGAGGTAAAAGATAACCTTTATTGTCAGTAAATGGTTTATTTGTGTTTCTTAACTCATGCAACCATTCTTGATGATTGTATTTTCCGTTAAGTATTAAATTTATTATCCAAAAGTTACCAAATCCATGAGTTCCTTCAAAACTTGTAAATAAACTTTCTGTTTTAGGCTTATAGTTAATTCCAGAGCCACAAAGTCTAAATAAATAAAATAGCATTAACCAATCATAATCATGTTTTATTTCGTGATGAGCAAAATGAATCCCGTTGCCTTTTATATCTTGTTCTTTTTTCCATACGGCTTCGGTAAACGAGCAGAAAGCTGCATATTTACGTTGACCCATATCATAAATTGGAACATTAAAAATTAAGTCATCATTGACCTCTTTTTCAATATCACCTGAAAAAGGCTGTTTTTCAATAACGTGTTTTTCCATCAACATACTTTTGTGATGGTATTCATCAAGAGCTTGAAGTAAATCTTCTTTTATTTCAAATGAATATTCCATCAGAATAACGTTAATTGTTTGCGTATGTTTCTCAAATAAAACTCAGGTCTTAAATGCACTGATTGCTTAGGCTCCATTACATCAAATGATAAATTACCTTTTGAATCTAAAAATGTTGTTGGCCATTCTAAATTTGGTATTCCTGACTCTAAAATAATCCTATTGGCTTCAAGTCTAAGTTCTTTTCTTAATTCAATTGAACCAAAAAAATTCTGACCTTTATATTGACCTGATTTTGGTATTTTTCTTGACTCATCTTCAATTGGAAGTAATTGAGTTATTGTAGAATCATATTTTGAAGCAAAATCACAATATCTTTTAAATAAATCACGTGTAGCTTCTATTGGATTTGATTGACGAGCAAGATGAAAACGAATATCAATGTTGCCAAAATAAAATATGATTTTTTCATAATTTGACAAATCGTTATCCTGTTTCAAGAATCCATGAAGTGTTTTGCCATCATTTCTTGAAATTGTATATGTGTCATCAGGCCATACAGATATTGAATGTGAGTCACCTATAACTAAATTGTTTCTTTTTGGTAAACTTATTTCATTCAATAATCTAAAATTGTCGTAATTACCTAATTTCCTTTTAATTGAAAATTCTGATAATTGAAAACCGTCTAAACTTTCAACTATACCTTTATAATTGACTAATTTTTCAGCTCTTTTTAACACTTCATCGTTAATACCTCCTATGATATTAAAACTTCCTGGCTTAAAATTTACACCATGATAAATTATCAATGCTTGATATTCATCCCAATTGTCTTTTTCTGTTAAAATATCTGCTTTGTAAAGTTTAGATACAACGTGTACCATTCCAGCTGAATGTGAATTTTTAGAAGTTGCAGGATTGTTTAAAACACCTACTATACCTATTTTCATACTTATTTTTTTTCGTGGTGATTATTCAATGCTCCTAAATAAGCTACGCAATCTAACAAATTGTCTTCCTTATGATTATAAGATTCTCTGGATAGCTTTAATGCTACCATACATAGATACATGTCTTTTGTTTCTATGTTTTTACCAGTCATAATTGAAGCCAATTGAGCTGCTTTTTCCATCCCTTCATCAAAAGGACCATACATACGTTCTTTTTCTTCAGAACGACTGTTTACAATTTCGTTTGCTTGTTCTAAAATGTTCATTTGTTTGTGTTTTGTGGTTGTACAAATATACAATATTTTTTAATCAAAAAATATTTTCACTAATTTTTTTCAATATTAGTATCTTCGTGTAACATTTTACCTATTTCACCATATATAAATCTGGCAATTTTATTTAATTCATCAACATCCTTCATAGTTTTACCTGCTATGATTAAATCTTTAGCGTATGACCAAGCATAACCTAAAAACGCTTCTTGACCTTTAATCATTTTTGTTCCAGGTATAAAATTATTTTTGCTTTCTTGACTATCTTTTATAGCTTTTTCTGCTATTTTGCTTGCATCATTTGAAGATGAAATAAGTTTTGCTTTGCCTTTGTCGTCAATCATGTACTCAATTGTAGCTCCTGCTTTAATTCTAATTGAGTTTTTATCCATTGAACCGACATTAATTATACTGCCTTCATCAGTAATTACCTCATGATAATAAACAAATTTTTTAGATAACGGATTCATCCATTTATCAACATACCTGCAATTAACAACTTTTTCTTTTTTAATTGCTTTTTCATCAGAATTGCCCATGATATTTATTTTTAGAATTTACGAATTGTATTTTTAAGAAAATAAGATTTATTATCAATTTTGAAACACTCATTTACTTTATAAATTAGGCCTATTTCATCAAATTTAGACTTTGTTTTTTGTAAATATTTTTCAGTTACAGATATACCATCAATATTGTATTCAATCCAAAATTTAACGTGATTTTTCAGCTCTTCAATAATATTATACAGTTCATGCCTGATATTTTCATAAACTTGATACAATACACTCATATCACACTCGATTAAATTTATTTCTCTATTATCAAAATAGTTCATTTTATTTTCTCTGGCTAAAAAAGACACACAGTAACGTTTAGCTTCTTTGTATTCATCCAAAGGCATGTATTTTTCAAATATTTTAGTGTTAATATAGCCAAGTCTATATGCTATTTGCCAATATGCTGAAGACAAATCAATGTTATAAAATACCTCTCTTGATTTGATTTTATTCCACATCTGTGAGTCTTTACCTTTAGATAAACCTGTATACTCAATTTTTAAATTAAATAAGTCTGGATTTTGTTTAAATTGAGAATATAAAGTCCTACTGAAATATGCTAAAAACGCATTAAATTTTGCCGTAGTCAATCCATCAGATAAAGGCAAATGATAATTTACTTTGTTAAATCCACATATTTCGTTATTAGCATAAAGAGTACGTCTTGAACCTACATGATGCTCTTTAACTTTTAAACCATTATTGATTAAAACTTTGATTGTTGACTCGTAATATTCATCTTCTATTTCAAGCCTTTTTTGAAATGACATGCTTATTTTTTTTGATTAAAATTATCCGATTTTACTTATCAATTCTTTAAACTCTAATTTACTTATTAAGCCGCTTTTGAATAATTCCATAGCGGTTTTAATGTTTTCTTGCTTTTCTAAGTCTATTTTTTGCTGTTT